ATTGTGTTTAACGGTATTGATGAGGGTGTACTGGTTCGTGCTGGTCGCACCATTAAAACTGCTATTGAATTAGAAGCTGCTGCCTATCGTATGGCTGCTGAACCAGTCCCACAAATGGTGCTCAATAACGAGGGAATGAATCTGGACTCTAACCAGATTGGAAACCTGCTGGCATCATTTAAGCAGGCTCGCCGCGATCGCTCAACTGCTTACACAGAAGGACCAATCACGTTAACAACACTCGGATTTGACTCAGCACAAATGCAACTTACAGAAGGTCGCTCACATTCCAATGGTGAAATAGCACGCCTAATGGGTATCCCTTCATTTTATGTTGGTGCTGAAACAAACTCTATGACTTACTCAAACGTGGTTTCTCAAAGAAGAAACCTTCACGATATGTCTTTAAGACCGTTCATCGACATTATCGAATCGCGCTTATCAATGGATGATGTCACACCAGTTGGTCAATATGTCAAATTTGATTTAGATGATTTTATACGTGGAAACCCTGATGAGCAGGTAGACATAGCCGTAAAACTTTTAGCAGGTGGCATCATCACAGTTGATGAGGCTCGCGAGCTCGTAGACCTAGCACCATCATCCTCACTAGGAGCAATAGACAATGACTAAACCAGAAACACTGGTGACATTTAGCGCACCAGTTATGACAGCCTCATCGGAGACCAGAACTATCACAGGTCAAATTGTGCCGTTTGGTGCTGTGGGTCAGACCAGCCTCGGACCAGTTATTTTTGAACTGGGATCTATACACGACATAAACCCATCAGAAGTTAAGTTGCTTTTGCAACACGATGGCACGCGCCCAATTGGAAAGATGACTGACTTTACAATCACACCAGGTGGCATCAACGCATCATTCAAAATTGCTCAAACATCAGCAGGTACTGACAGCCTAGTAGAAGCCTCACAGGGGCTACGTGATGGACTTTCAGTAGGCGCGAGCATCATCGACAGCATCCAGAAAGATGACGGTATACACGTCCTCTCTGCTCGTCTAGTAGAAGTTTCCCTAGTCACAGATCCTGCATTTGCAGAGGCTCGGGTTAGCCAGGTAGCCGCATCAGCGGATACTTCCACACCATCAATCGAGGAGATTGAAATGTCAAACGAAACACCAGAGGCTGTTGAAGCCGAAGTTGTTGAAGTTGTGGCTCCTGTAGAAGCATCCAAAGTGGCTGCTCAGGGTTCCCCAATTTTCAGCGCACCACGTTCGCCAATCGTTACTGCTGCATCTTACCTAGAACATTCTGTTAAAGCTGCAACTGGTGACTACGAAAGCCGTCAGTATGTTATGGCTGCAGACGATGCAACCACTAACAACACTGGGTGGACACTTCCACAAAACAACCCATTCAACGAGTTTATTTCTAGCTCATTTGGTGGGCGTCCAGCCGTTGACGCAGTAAGCCGTCAGGCACTAACTGCCTCGGGTATGTCTTTCACTATCCCACGTCTAACAACTGCACCAACTGTTGGAACTGTTGCAGAAGCCGCTGCACCGTCTGAGACTGGAATGGTTTCTGACTACATCACAGTTGATGTTAAGAAAGCATCAGGAAAGAACGTTCTAAGCCTCGAGTTGTTGCTCCGAAGCAGTCCCGATTTTTACAACGAGCTTCTCGTACAGATGGGTCGATCCTATGCTAAGGCAACTGACAATGCTGTTCTAACTGCACTAGCTGCAGGTACTCAGGGCGCAACTGTTGCAGCAACTGCTGCTGGTCTACAGTCGTTCATCGCAACTGAATCTGCCGCTGCATTCAAAGCCACGAGCGAGTATGCACGCAACCTAGTAGCCAGTCCAGATCAATGGGCTGCAATTATGGGTTACGCAGATACCACTGGTCGTCCTTTGTACACCGCTCAGGCTGTACAGAACGCACCTGGTGCCGCATCAGGATCGAGCATTACTGGTTCGGTTTTGGGCACTAATTTGTACGTGGATCCAAACATCACCACGTCAGGCATTGTTGATGATTCAGCATTCCTAGTTGTTCCAGAGGCTGTGACTTTCTACGAAGGTCCACAAACTCAACTACAGGTTAACCTGTTGGATTCAGGCGAAGTGGCTATCAACCTATTTGGCTTCTACGCAATTGCAACTAAGAAAGCAACTGGCATTCGCCGTTACAACTTAACCTAAATCAACAACGTTGGGTGGGGCTAGGGTTTCCTAGCCTCACCACAACATCACAATCAGGAGACATTATGAGTTACGTATCACTAGATGAGTTAAAGACCGCTCTAGGTGTTGGTGACTTATACCCTGATGCAACACTCACAGAAGTCATTAACACTGCTGAATCAGTCATCAAACCATTCTTAGATACAAACTCTGTAGGCGTTACCTACGCGCGAGTTGATGCAGGGGTTGTGCTGTTTAGCACCATCCAGCGTCACGCGTTCCAAATTGGGCAAAGTGTTATTGTTACTGGCACAGATTACAACGCCACGTACACAATCACAGCTCGAACAGATTTTACTTTCAGCGCAGCAACAGCCAGCGCAGATAAGCCAGCCTACGCGTACCGTCCATTAGGTACAGCCACACTAGCTACAGCCACAACCTACGACACAGTAGACGCTGTAAGACAGGCAACACTGATGATTGCTGTAGATGTGTTTAACTCACGTAATACACCAGGTGGTCAGGCTCAGGGAATCGACTTTACACCAGGACCTTATATGATGGGTCGCTCAATTATCTCTAAAGTAATGGGTCTCATTAGCCGTTACCGTGATGTTGGATCGATGATCGGATGAGCATCTCAACAACACGAGCAGAACTAGCAGAAGCACTAGAAGGCACTGGTTATTTAGTTTTTAGTTACCCATCAGAAAATATGCCTGTACCAGCAATTGTTCTAGTGCCAGCACAGCCATACATAAGCCTTCCAACAACTGGCACAAATCGTCTAGACCTAAGTTTCAAATGCACATTGATGGTGTCGATGATTGATAACCAGGCATCACTACTAAACCTAGAAGATCTAATTACAAAGTTTCTAAATGCCTGTCCAGCAGGTGTTCAGATTGGGGAATTTTCCCAGCCATCATTGGTTCAGGTAGGACCAGTCGATGTTTTAACAACTGATGTTCAATTGAATATCACTAGCACAAAGGGGTAGGGCTATGGCTCTCATTTACGCAACAGGGCACGACCTTACTTTAACCATTAATGGCGTGACATATGCAGACATTTGTTCATCAGCAACATTGACTGTTGAGAATGACCAGCAGGTTATTGAAACATTGTCTGGTCGTTCATACAAAACAGTTTCAAAGATGGGCACACTCGATGTTGAGTTGTATCAGGATTGGACTAGCACCAGCACTGGCACAACCAGTAACAGTGTTTGCAAAGCATTGTGGAACCTAGCCAACACAACACCAGATACTTCCGTTGTGGCTGTGCTTAAAGTTGGTTCTGCTACTGGTGTCATTCCGACATACACATTTAATGTGTTCCCAGTGTTCCCACCACTAGGCGGCGGCGCAAACGATGTTCTAACAACGTCACTTTCATTCGTTGTTGAAGATGGCTCAGTAGTAGTAACTACTGTCTAACAGACCTAGAAAGGGTCCTAATGAAACTAGAAATAACTTTCACCCACAAAGGTGAAACAGATAAGGTCGTAACGCTCCCAGCCGACATAATCAAATGGGAGCGTTACACCAAATCAAAATTCAGTGACTTATGGAACAAAGATGAGTTACGGATTGGGCTAGAAGATTTGGCTGTGTTTGTGTGGGCTGTGCTCACACGCAAAGCCTTAACTAATGAGCCGTTTGAAATCTGGATTGATGGTCTAGATGAGATCACTGATTTTGGGGAGCCGACACCAGCAAACCCCATCTCAGCGGAAGTCTCCACAGACAGCGTTTAAGTTACGCAGTCGCGGGGATTATCCGCTTAGATTGGGATGATTTAGATTGGTCAGACATTCTGACCATTAATGAATTGATAGGAGAGCGATATGGCAGCACCTAGTCGTTCTACTAACTATCGCACTGGTGCACCAGTTGAGTTTGATGATGCCGAGTTTAAGGATCTGCTGTACGTGTTACAACAGTTACCCAAAAAAGTAAATGATGATTTGCGTAATGATGCTGGTCGTATTGCTGAAAACATTATGAAACCTATAGTGATCCGTGAAATTTTACAGCACGTTGCGCCACAGGTAGCAGCACCACTAATTGCATCTATTCGAGTTGGTCGCGATCGTATACCTAAACTCATTATCGGTAAATCATCTGGACCTTACTACTCTGGTCGTAAATTTTCTGGTAACTCGTTGGTCGGTCCACGTACTCAGGGCAAACCACGAGCACGCAGACAGGCTGGTCAGGCATCTTCCAATATGTTGCGATACGGCACAATCGTTGGTGTTTATCAGCGTGCTGGTGGACCATCTGTAAACGGTCGTTATTTCTCACGTGGCGCATCAGTCAACTGGGCAAAGAACGTTGTCAAAGTTGGCTGGACTAAAGCAGCATCTGATTCTTACATTCCACGCGTATACAACGAATGGCAGGAAGCAGTTAGGGATGTTTGTTTAGATTGGGAGCGTGGCAGATATGGCTAGTGGAATTGGTCGTTCAATAAGTATTGCTCTAAGGGCTGATACTAAAGACTTTGGCAAAAAAACTAAACAGGTTGAAAAGGATTTAAAGACCTTAAAAAATAGTGTTGCCAAAATTGGTAAATCGGTTGCCATTGGCTTTGGTGTTATGGGCGCCGCTTTGGCTAAATTTGCTTTTGATGCAACAATGGCTGCTTCAACTTTGGCTGAATCACAATCAAAAGTTGGTGTTATCTTTGGTAAGAGTGCTAAAGACATAGAAAAATTTAGTGACTCAGCCGCTAAATCTTTTGGTATAAGTAAGCAATCTGCTTTGGATGCTTCATCTAATTTTGCAATCTTTGGCAAAGCAGCAGGTTTGAGTGGTCCTAAATTAACTGGTTTCTCAAAGAAATTAGTTGCAACAGCAGCAGATATGGCTTCATTTAGTGACTCAACACCACAGGAAGCAATTGAGGCTTTAGGTGCCGCGTTACGTGGTGAGATGGAACCCATCAGAAAATATGGTGTTTTATTAGATGCTGAAACCTTAAAAAATCGTGGCACGATTATGGGCTTTGGTAAAGAAATTGGAACCAGTTTGACTGGTGGTCAAAGAATTATGTTTGCGACTGCTGAAATTATGGCTCAGTTAGGTAAAGAGGGAAGCAACACTCTAGGCGATTTTGAGAGAACTTCTGAAAGTGTAGCCAATAAGCAAAGAAGAATGACTGCTGAATTTGAGAATACTAAAGTTAAACTAGGCACTGCTCTGTTGCCAATAATGTCAAAATTCGCCACATTTATGTTAGAAAAAGTTGTGCCTAATGTGCAAATGTTTGTGGATGGTTTGACAGGGGTGAAAGACGGTAGTAACGATGCAACCAAAGCAGCATACGACTTTGGTGTCAAAGTTAAAGGTTTTGTCAAATGGCTGGGTGACAATATTGGCTTAGTAAAAAACTTTGGTATAGCAATAGCAGCATTATTTGTTGTTGGATCAATTGCCAAACCTTTGGCTGCTATTGCTCGATTGGTTACTGCTTATAACGGTCTAGCCGCTTCTGCTGGTAAAGCCGCTGCCGCTGAAAGCGTTGCTTTAAGTGGTGGTGGTAAGACTGGTTTACTTACAGGTATAGGCAAAAAAGCGGGTATTGCTGGGGCAATTATTGGTGGTGGTATTGGCATATCTAACGTGATTGGGAACAAAGGTAAAGTTTCAGAGGGCGGAGCATTAGGTGTGACATCAGGACCAACTGCAATAATCACTAGACCAAATACACCTAGTGGCGCGTTGTCTGGTGTTTCAGGTGGCACAACTGTTGTTAACAATTTCAACATTACTGGTGCTGTTGATCCAGAAGCATCAAAGCGAGCCATCCAGAAAGTGTTGCAAATGTCTAATCGCCGGATGGGTCCAGTAGATCTAGTGGGAAGTGGTATCTGATGGCGTTATTTGATCCCAAATTGCAACTGGTAGTCAATGGTGTTGTTATTGCTGGATGGACTACAGCAGACCCAAATGTTGAGGTTGTTTATGATGGTGGCGCAACTGTTGCAACCATTGACACTCTCAGTATTAGTGGTGGTCGACAGGATGTAACTGTTCAACCAACAGCGATGCAGTGTTCTATTGACATACTTACCAGCACTTCTATCAATGATACTGATTCTAAAATAGGCGCGTTTATGGTTGTTAACGTATACAACCCTGTTTTAGTTTCTGGCACACCTATTGGCTGGACACCATTGTTCACTGGTCTTATCAGTGATAAGTACGTAAGCACTGACAGTTGGTCAAATGGTGCTGGTCTCTACAGGTACACGTTTAGTGGATACAGTCGTTTAGCATCATTCCAATTGGAAAGCCGCGCTTACGCTGGATCATCAAATGTGACCACGAGCACTGGTTCAGCATCCGATCGTATCAATGAAGTGTTTGGTGGCTGGCAATACTCAGGCTCGTGGATTGGTGGACTAAACACAGACTCAGTACTGCTTCACAAACGCTCAAACGGTACTTATTTAAGTGCTGACATCATTGAATCAGCAGCAAACTCAGCACGCGGATGTGTTCACGATCGTGCAGATGGAAAGGTTTACTACAACAACTATGCCCAAACTTTGCAGGCTACAAACGGCACAATAGAAACAGCACACGTTATGGCTAATGGTCTTACGTCTAGGCGTTCCATAACAGATATTTATACAGTTTGTGTTGTCACCAGCACCAACGCAGCAAACAGCGATCAGCAGGATTCATCGACCGGTGGTCAGATTGGTGACTATGGTAAACGCTTTGGTTATCGCACAACAGAACTACAAACACAGGCTGTGCAATTGTCACAGGCAGAAGCCTTTCTAATTGCACGTCAAAACCCACGCTGGAACCCTGACGCAATAGTAATTGATTTAGGGCTGATTGACACAACCACGTATGGAACGTGGCTGGCAAAATACTTTGGTGTGAGAACAAACAGCAGGTTTACCATTCCGTTACCAGCACCATTAGGTGGAAACATTGACTCACTTCTAGATAATTGGAACTGGTCGTTTACCCGTGGTCGTATGTTCCTACAAATGGAACTTTCAACAGCACTATATACACACGCCGCTAGCGAACTTTAAGGTAGGATTGACTTATGGCTTTAACACAGAAACCCACTAAGACAGGTGTAGTTACCTGTAAGTATGGAACTAAGGGTGGCGCGTGGGCTGCGGGTTTTCATACTGGTACAGATTACGCCGCTAAGGCTGGTGATCCTATTTATGCTGTTGCAGGTGGTGAAGTTATCTTTGCTAATCGTATGGGTGGCTGGGGTCTCGCTTACGGCATACACGTAATTGTTGCATCAGAGGGCGTTATTGATAAAGATTTACGTGTAGCCTACTGCCATTTGTCTTACGTCAATCTAGCCGTAATTGGCAAAGGCAAAGTAAAGGCTGGTGACATCATTGGCTACGCTGGTGCATCAGGTAACGCAAATGGTGTGCACCTACACCTAGAGGCTCGCATCTCACCATTTGGTTACAACGACAAAACAATCAACATAGAAACCCTATACAAAACAACACCTAGAAAGCAGTCATAATGCAATACTCAACCTATGACCAAACAGCCAAAATACTAGGCAGCATTAGCAAAGTGTTTTTATCAACACTTATTGCTCAACTGTTAACTACAGGCATAGGCATATTAGACCTATCAACCAGCAGTTGGAAAGCGTGCTTAAATGCCGGGGTGTCTGCTGCACTCGTGGTGACATACAACTATCTAAACACCAGTGACACTAGGTACGGTCGGGGTTATGTCACAAAGTGAACCAACCTTAACTGAGATTATGCGCCGCCTAGATGAATTGGCGCAGGATGTTAAAGACATCCCAAAGAACGTTGAAGCAGCGTTTGTGCGTTCCGAGGTTTACAAAGCAGAACGCCAGTATTTAGATGATCGTGTGAGCCGTTTAGAATCACGCTCAGAGTGGATAGTACGCCTCATTGGGGCGATTTTGATGTCTGGAATCATCACAGCATCTATAACATTTAAGTAACACGACACGCCGACAGTTTGCAGATTGTTCTAGTTGTGGTTTAGGTTCGTTTCTGACAGCACAACCGAGTGCTGCAGATTGGACACATACAAAATGATTAAGAACGCTTTAAGTTATATTCTAGGCCTGACAGTTATCCTTATCGGAATGTCAATTGACTCACTTACCACCAAACAACTATTTGTACTAGCTGTGGTTACTGGCCTGCTATGGCTAGGTGAAGCCCTGTGGCGCGAGGGTCAGGTTATTGCGCTAGAGCGCGAAGTCGCTCAGTCAAACACACCAATAGGCACACGCCTAGCCAAAGAAATGGGGCTGTAATGTCTTACGATCTATCCAGTTACACCGATGTCAAAACAAAGATAGAACTGTTTATTGAGAAGTACCCTGAGGGCTCAATACAATTTGTGTTAGGTGGTGTGTGCGCTCACAACCCTGAAATGATTTGGGGTCAGGCGTTTGCTTACCGTACACCTGGTGATGCTCGACCGGGTGTTGGCACAGCGCAGGAGTTAGCCATAGGTAAAACTAACTTCACTCGAGGTTCAGAATTGCAGAACCTAGAAACTAGTGCGTGGGGTCGAGCCATCTCAGCACTAGGTATTGGTTTGACTGCTGGTATTGCCACTAGAGACGAGGTTAGAGGCTCACAGGAGCGTTCTAAGCCTGCTATGACCACAACACCTAAGAAAGGTGCTGTCGCTGTTGTAGGTGGCACTGGTGCTATTCGATACATTGGTGGCGAGGATGAACCACCAACAGAAAAGCAAAACGAACTAATGCAGAAACTAGTTAAAGGAGACGTATCTACTGTGCTGGCCTACAAAGAGGAGCGCGGCATACAGAGTGGCTTCACTAAAGCGCAGGCATCAGATTTTATTAAGTTTATGATGAGTAAAGAAAAGTTTGTGTTGCCAGATGGCAAAGAATAACGCTCACGTAGAGCCTCACATCATTCCGGGTAAGTCAGGAATGGACTGGATGAGTCAGGGATTCGTTCAGGGACTTATGCAGCTAGATAACATCATCAGGTTAGAGATGAAAGAGAACGTCACCACTAAAGCAATTCGCGAGGAGATCCAATTTCTCATAGGCGAGTTTCCCAGAGATAAGGATAAATAGTAATGGCTGACATTATGAGCACCGTTGTAGGCAATTTAGTGAAAGACCCGGAACTACGTTTTACACCACAGGGTAAGGCCGTTTGCTCGATTACCATTGCCTGCTCCAGTCGCAGGAAAGACCAGGCAACTGGTGAATGGGTAGATGGTGACACCACGTTTGTTAATGCCACAGCGTGGGATAAGTACGCTGAAAACATTGCTGAGTCGTTTGTTAAGGGCAACAACGTGATCGCACTGGGCAGGTTTAAGCAGCGCAGTTATGAGAACAAAGAGGGCGCAAAGGTTACAGTGATGGACTTTGAGATTCACGAGGTAGGCGCAACAACTCGTTATGCCACATACCGGGTGCAAAAGGTCACTAAGGGCTTTGACAACAACTTTGCACAACCTGTTGATCCGTGGGCTAAAGAAACACCAGCACAAACAGAAGCACCGTTCTAATGGCTGATACAAATAAAGCCTGTGAGTTTTGTAATGAAATAATTAAGTATGCAGTAACACCTAAAGGTAAAGGTCTGTTTCTAAACTTATATAGAGAAATAGTTTCGGAACATTTAAGGACACAGTCAATGTTTCTTATTAATAATACTGGTGAAGCAATTCTTATCAACGATTTAGCAGAAACCTTTAAAATGGCTTACACAGAACATAAGTGCTTAATCTATAAAAAAACCTTTACAGATTTGCCTATGAGAGCACCAGAGAAATTGCCACCAGCTGAGAAGTTTATGGATCCAGTAGCGTTTTGTATGAGTAAATGGCAGGAACATTGTGCCTAAGCCGTGGCAGTCCGCTAATAAGGTCGATATGACTACTGATGCAGTGCTAGAAACATTTAAGCAGGAAGTACGTTGTATCGAGCTGTGGCAACAGAACAACCCTATGCACGACTACATCACGACAAACAAACTAGGCACTGCTGTTGTGGATGGGTTTATTATTCGTGATGGTGTGATGCTCGCAGCAGTTGAGCAGAAGTCCCGGAACCTATCTATGTCAATGTTGTTTGACACTTACGGTGGTCAACTACTGGTTGATGAAAACAAATGGGAGCACTGCCTAGAAGTGTCCAGGCTGCTTAATATGCCATTTGTGATGTGGACTTACCTAGTGCCTGATGATTTGGTGCTATCCACAATGATTAGTAACGATCGTGGGCATCCACTGGTTAAGTTTGAAAAGGTCGAGGGTGAATATCAGGAGTCTGCTAATGGTGGTCGTGTTAAGAAGCGTGTGGCTTACTTTGATGTGACCACTGAGAACACTCGGGTGTTTAGGCCTGTGGCTCCGATTGATTGGGCGGCGCCTCTGTGAACGGGTTCCAGCTCATTGCAGCACACAGGCGAACAGACTCATTCAGGAGTAATGTGGCACGTGAAGTTAAATCATCTATACAGTCCGGGTACTCGTGCTCGGTATCAACCGTTACTACTAACTGACCTATCTCAATCATTACGGATGTCATAGTCCAATTGTAGGGTCTGAAACCTCTAGGTATGAGGATAAACTGCTGGCGCACTAATCAATGCGCTAAACCGCCGTCTGAGGGCGTTATTTGGGCATAGAGAATACAGAGACTATGCAAATAATCTAACCTAGAAAGACTTACGGCAGATTGAATCTAATTGGTGTCACTGAAACGACTCTCCCAGTGGTGTCTTACCCAACTGATTAGATAAATGGCGAGGGTGGCAGTGATGCCCCATATATCAGTACCGCTCATCGATGACGGACAGAAGTTTGGCTGCTATTAGTAGCCATTCTCTGCCCACTAAGCGAATCAGGACAGGATAAAGTAATTACTATGTGTGATTATGAAAAAACAGCGTTAGCCTACAACTCAGCCTTAGATGTCTCAGCTAGTTTGTTAGTAGGTTCTACCGAAAGGTTAGTCAAAGCAGATGTAAGAGTTAAACAACTGGAAATAGTTGTTGCCGGGTATAAGTCAATACATAACAGGCTGCTTAAAGAGGTAGATACATTAAATGATTACATTGAGATTCAGCGCATAGCCTTAGCCGATATGCATAAGTGGTATAAGTCTAAGCAGTCCTATGATCGTAGTAATGGGCTTAATGAGATACCTGATGATGATGAGCCAGATGTAGATTGTGACTGTTGTAAATGACTATCAACAATAAGCGTTGGAAGAAGATACGACTGGCCATACTGCAACGAGACTGCTACACGTGCGCGTATTGTGGTGGCCCAGCAACTGAGGTAGACCATATCATTCCACGCATACTAGGTGGAGATGAGAGTGACGATAACCTGACGGCCGCGTGCGTACCGTGTAATCGAAGCAAAGGCGCACGTTCAATGCCAAAACTCAAACCAAACCAGTTTCTTAGAACAGCGTTTCCACACCCGCCCGCATCGGGTTGTGTTTCCCCGATGAGAAAACTGAACCCACCGGAGCCTGACGTTGAATAAAAAAGATGTGAGCGTGTTTGAGAACTTAAAGATTGCGTTGGCTAATAATGGTGAGCATCTGACACCAGTTGATGTTGCTGGTATGGCGTTACTAGCTCGATTGGCTAAGGCTATTGATACTGCCTTTGATGCTGGTGATCTTAAGGATATCCCGGCATTGGTTCAACGCTTTAGTACTTTGTTAGATGCGTACAAACTAACGCCTAAGTCGCGTAATGTTGTAACTACGACTACACAGGAAGTAGCAAACGATGGCGAGAACTTCGCAAAAGATTATTTACGGCTCATCCAAACCGAGGCTCCAGTCAAAGCCAGTGGCAGGAAAGTCGCTGGGGCCACTGGTAGCAGACCTAGCCGAAAGCCTCGGACTGCCGTTAATGGCGTGGCAAAAGCACGTAATGAATCAGGCACTGGTAGTAAATAAAGATGGTAAGTGGGTTAGGACTACTGCTGGGATTCTCGTAGCACGTCAGAATGGTAAGACACATTTGGTGCGTATGCGTATTTTGGCTGGGTTGTTTATCTTTGGTGAGGCTCAGGCCTACGGTATGGCGCAGAATAGGCGGCTATCGTTGGACACTTTATGGAAAGTATTGGAACTTATTGAGTCCACGCCGTGGATGCATCGACGATTAAAGAGGGTAACTAGGACTAATGGTAATGAGGGTATTGAGGTTTGGTGTCACCATTATCCGAATGATTGTACGGAGACGTGCCAGCGTGTTCGTAAGTATTCTATTTTGGCTGCTACTGCTGATGGGGCTCGTGGTGCTTCTGCCGATTTACTTTACATTGATGAGCTGCGTGAGATTGGTGAATCTGTTTGGGCTGCTGCTGCTCCAACCACTCGCGCTAGACCAAACGCGCAGACGTGGATAACTTCTAATGCAGGGACAGCAGAGTCTACTGTGCTTAATGATTTACGGTCGCGGGCTCTCGGCGATACTTCATCGCGACTGGGTTGGTGGGAATGGTCTGCTGAACCGCATTGTAAAATTACGGATGTTAAGGCGTGGCAGGCCGCTAACCCAGCACTCGGTCATACAGTCCAATTGGCGTCTTTGGAAGATTCAGTTGCTCGTGACCACCCGGACAACGTGCGAACGGAACTGTTGTGTCAATGGTTGGATGCTTTAGACAGTCCGTGGAACTTTACAAAGTTTGATGCTGGCCTAGACCGAACACTCGTAATGGATCCTGAATTGCCTACCTTTATGGCGTTGGATATGGACTTCAACCGTACTCAGGCTTATCTAGTTTCGGCTCAGGTGGTTGATGGTGGTTTGCGTATCTTTAGCCACGCGTGGATGAGAGATGAACCTATTAATGAATTGGAACTGGCATCGGAGATTGCTGCCGTTGTTCGTAGGTATAAGACTAAGTTGGTGGCTTATGATCCTCGAGCATCTGAGCACGTGGCTATGCATCTTAAGAAAGTGGGTATCAGGATTGAACCAACAGCGTGGTCAGGTACTTTATTCCCAACGTTGTGTGATGTGACTATGTCCTCAATGAATCAGGGTAGGTTGTTTCATCCCGGTCAGCCTGAGTTGCGTGCCCAGTTGGCTATGTGCTCGAGGAGACCAGCATCTGATGGGGGTTGGCGTATTGCTCGTAAAACATCTGGAAGTATCCCTGCGGCGGTTGCTTTAGTTATGGCAGTTGGTCACGCTGAAATGCCCCAAACAACTATCACAGTTGCGGTATAGTTATTACTATGATTACACCAGCCTTATATAACACCACTGCTTATTGTGGGGCTACGTGGGATAAAACCTTTACAGCTACTACTGACGGCGTGGCTGTTAACTGGACTGGCTTTACTGGCCGTATGCAGATTAAGGAACACCTAAACTCTACGGCTGTATTGACCTTAACCAGTGGTGCAGGGATAACTGTCGGTGGTGCTGCTGGCACTGTGGTTGTTGCTATGACTGCAACACAAACAGCCATTACCCCGGGCACGTATCGTTATGATCTCGAACTAACTAACGGCACAACTATTTACCGTTTGGTTGAAGGCAAAATAGTATTCGATGGTCAGGTAACTATCTGATGGCTGTTTATAAAGTAACGGTCGATGAGGCTACTACTGTCCTGGGTGTGACTGAGGCTGTCACTATTTTGTCTGAACAGGTCACAGGTGTGCAGGGCCCTAGTGGAACTAATGGTACTAATGGCACAAACGGTGCAACCCCAGTGTTTACTTCAACTGTCCCAGCATCACCAGCAGTAACAATTGCTATTGGATCTCGTACTTTTGTTGTTGATGCTGGGTGTTCTTTTGTTGTTGGTCAGTATGTTCGTGTTGCTGATTCTGCAAACCCATCGCGTTATATGGCTGGGCCAATAAGTGCGTACTCTGGAACATCGCTAACTATTACGTCATCTGAAACTGCTGGCACTGGAACATTAGGTGCAGCAATTGTTTCTTTAAGTGGTACACGTGGTTTTGGTTATGGTGGTGTTTCATCTGTAACTTCACAAAGCATCACTACAGGGTCTAAGACTTTTGCGCTTACCCTTTCGTTAGGCCCACACGCTTACATCATTGGCGAACGTGTAAGAATAATTAACAGCACAACTAACTTTATAGAGGGAACTATTACCGCAATTAGTCAAACATCTATGACTGTTGATGTGACTTTAGCAAATGGTTCTGGCACTTTCACTGCGTGGACTTTCGCTGTTGCTGGTGCATTGGGTTCAACTGGCGCAACTGGTGCTACTGGTGCTACTGGTTCCAGTGGTGTTGTTGATGTTGATGCCGGGGAACTAACCAACACAGGAACCTCGACCGCAGCACAGTTAGGTTTAGCTACTGCTGGTACGGCTGGCACTTACACAAAGGTAATTACTGACACGTTTGGCCGTGTAACCACTGGCACAACACTTATTCTCGGTGATCTACCTAGTGGTGTTGCTTTGACAGGTTCTGCCAATGCGTTCACTGTTGGTGGTCACACGATTACTAACGCCAGCACTGGCACTGTGCCTTTGGCTATCACTGGCATTATCAGCCAAGCGGTGGATTTGTTTTCAGTCAGCACTTCTGCCACTAAGAGTTTCAGTATTGGCTCAACTGGTACATCAACTTTTACTGGTTCAACTGCCTCAACTGCTTTTTTTGATGGCGCGAATGCAAACCTAACTATTCGTTCAGGAACTTCCGCCAATACTGCAAATACATCTTTGATTATAGGTACGGGTTACACTGCTGGTATTGGTTTGATTGTTAAAGGCTTTGCTTCACAGACCGCTAACCTACAGGAATGGCAAAACTCTGCTGGAACAATAACTGCTAAAGTTGATTTCAGTGGCGGTATTAATGCTACAACAATTGCAACTAACAATAGTTATGTTTCATTGGTTGAAGAATCGTCAGGTGGTCGTTTACGTCTAACTAAGATGACATCAGCGGCAGCGAACCCAGTAGCAGGTCAGGCTAAAATATATTTACGTGATGGCACAACTGCTGGCACTCTCAAACTGGTTGTTCGTGCTGGTGCTGCTGGCGCAGAAACCACAATCCTAGACAACATTCCACAATAACCTTAAGGGGAAAAACAAATGGCTATTGATTTTAATTCACTTCTTACACACAATCAGAAGCAGGATTTACTTAATCAGCGAATCCAACAGTTTGCAACTGAGGCTTACCAGCACGAACTTAATCGCCAGATTGCTGTGTCAGTTAATGATGCTGAAGCAACAGCGAACGCCGAGTCTGCACTAGCAACATTGGAAACAGCAATCAATGTTCACCAGGCTGAACTAGATGGCCTGTCGTAGTGGTTGTCCTACGCAGGACTGTGACAGTTACGCAGACTGTTGCAGCTCGATAGCAATAGATAAAACTTCTCTAAAATAATCGAACATTTGTTCGAAAAGTGTCTCAGTATGTGAGATACTTTATGGGTGGGATTATTGAACGCGTGGCGAGTAAACACTCAAACCCCGTCCAATTATGTGCCTGATGTTACAGCCAGCGTTTTTCCATACACACCGCCTAATTATGGGTCGGTTGTGTTGCCTGTTGATGGTATTGGGTTTACTTATGTAACTCGCGAGCAGGCTATGTCTGTGCCTGCTGTCGCTCGCGCTCGCAACATTATTTGCGGAACGATTGGATCTTTACCGCTGGAAGAATACAACAGCCAGAACATTGAGATCCCTAGCCGTCAGGTTATTAAACAGCCTGATGTTGCTGTCCCACGCGCTAACACCATTAGTTGGTTAGTAGATGATTTACTGTTCCAGGGTTACGGCTATTTACAGGTAATGGAAACTGGACCAGATTCACGACCCACACGTTTACGCCGTATAAACCCAGTACGCATTACTTACAACTTAAACCGTGAAGGCACACTCATTGTGTCTTACAACCTAGATAGCACACTTTTACCTAACAATGGTGTCGGATCGCTTATTGTGTTTAACGGTATTGATGAGGGTGTACTGGTTCGTGCTGGTCGCACCATTAAAACTGCTATTGAATTAGAAGCTGCTGCCTATCGTATGGCTGCTGAACCAGTCCCACAAATGGTGCTCAATA